ATCAGCGGAATGACAGGCACAGCTTCTATACTTGTAAGCAACGAAAGCGTACTGCAAAGGATTGTCCAGAGAATAACAAATATCATATAATTTCCTTTTTAATCGTAATAAAGCCGTGAAAGAAGAACGGCAGATGTAGTTACTGCGTAGTATAATTATTTTGAACACCCAACTACACGTTAATCCTTTTTCTTTCACCGCTTTAACTCCTATTGTAGTAATGTAGTAAGATATAATCGGTGAAAGAAAAAGGAAAGATAAGAAATAATCATTAGTTATTCGTGTTACCGAGCAGAAATATCGGTGTTATCACGGATGCAGGTTTCTGCAACCTCTCACAGAGATACTTCCTGAACAAATGTGCTTCTGTGCTGTCCAACTGAAAAGACAGGGCAATGATGACAAGAAGCGGATAGAGCGGAGCATAACCTTTTAGTTGTTCGTTTGCATAAATATCTTCCTCACCTGCAACCTTCTCATCGAGATGTAGGTTGGAGGATTTTATTATCGTTTGCAGCCTATGGTTGAGTTTCCTCCATGTTACCCCGAAGAACCTCACAAGTTCACTCTCTGTCATGGCTATCTCTCCGTTTCCCTTGCGAATGACCTGCATATTGCAGCCCCAATCAAAATAGCTACGATGATTCTCCGTGCTAGTCATTGTCCTTTGTTTATAGTTCGTATTCATGCCGTTTCTTCCATTTTACAGATTGATGTATCCAAAAGTTCAAAAGCCCCTCTCTCCATAGTTTCCTTTTCCTTTACTGATTGCTTGGCAATGAGCCTGTCCATATCCTCCGAAATTTTCTTGTCCGTTACCTGCGCGTAAATCTGCGTGCTGGATATGGAAGCGTGTCCCATCATCTTGGCAATGCTCTCAATGGGGATTCCT